TCAGAGCTGCGATGTCGTTCGATGGCGCTCTAACGATGAAGTCGCCCGCACATGACCGTAAATCGTCATAATAATACCAATAAGCCCGATAACCGCCTGAGTGAGCTGTGCTACCTGCTCTCCAAACTCGCGCACCAAGTCGGGCGTGATTTCGATGCCGATGAGTGGGCCAATTGCCGGCAAAACGGTCGCAGCAGCCGTAATCAGCGCACCCCAGATGGTCATAGAGTGCGCCCGCAACTTGCTAGAGCCTGTTGTGCTAACCTCTTGTGCCATCTTCTGTTCTCCCAGGTGAGGTTGAGAAGAGCTTGAATGCGGTCGATTGATCAGTCGCCGTGAAGCGGCCAGAGTGCGATCGACGCGCCGCAACCAACCACGACCAAATCGCCAGAAGTGGCCGAGGCTGCGGTATCGCGCGCGCCGGATGTCTGCGTATTTATTGATGACGTCTTCGACTCGCTGAGAATTTGCCGCCGCAAGGGTTTGGGGTCCAATAATGCCGTCGACCGTCACGCCTAGGCTCCGCTGCAACATACGAGCGGCATTGCCCACTCCGTGATTTACGGCGGCGTCAAAATGCATCAATGCCAGTGGAGGAGGAAGATCGGCGGCGCGCGAAGGAACCCAATAACGCTTATAGTAAATTGGTCGTACGTCTGCGACGGTTAGTTTCTTTAGTTCGCGAAGAAGTGCCTCTTTATTGAAGTCTGTTAGCTCGATGCCCCTGTAGGCTGCGTAGACTGCGAGGGTGATACCACGGTTTGTCGGGCCGCCGGGATCATATGGATCATTGGACCACCCCCCTTCCATTTCGAGCACATGGGTAAGCGCTCGTTCAAAGACTTCGTTCTTCGTCTGGGCTCCAATCGTCTTCTCCCCCGGCCAACGTAACCCAAGCAATCTAGCGCGTTCGTAAGGTTGGACGCTGACGGAATTCTGCTGATTGCCTCCCAGCAAGAAAACTCGAGTAGCATCCGCCCCAACTACGAAACCGACATGCCCTTTCCCTGGATCATTTCCTCGACTGCAAACCGCAATCGCACCAAGCTTCGCTGCTTGTAGCTCCGTTCCCCAATCAAGATAGGAGCGCGCCAACAACGAGCGCGTACTGGTATACCCTGATCGTTCGAGGCAGGCTCCTACAAATGCTGCGCACCAGGCTATCTCGTCACTGTTGATCTCGTTATGGCCTATGTCGCGAAAGAACTGCAAAATGCGATCATTGCTCGCGGCTCCGGCGACTTCCCGCACGCCGAATTCCCGCCACGCATGTGCGAGCCATGCAGGCTGTTCCATCAAACCCAACCTCTGGAAAAGGAGAGAGAATGCGAGGGATAATGGAGCCGATGAAATCAAACCACGGCTGAGCAAGGTGCGCCGCGGCCCCAAACTCGGCTTACCTGATAAACGCGAACAGCGATAGAGGATGGGAGCACACCAAAATCCTGGATCTGCTCTTGAGCCGTATATACGACATTCGGAATGTTGGTTGCGAACGTGCGCTTTACCGAGCCTCCGTCCAGTATCTCGACTTCGTAAAGCTCATCGCCCTCGGCAAGCGGCACCTCGTTGACCTCCCAGCTATCACCACCGATGCGCGTTCGACGTATCCACCGCAATTCCAAACTTCCATCAATCGTCCGCATCCCGCGCAGGTGAACAGGGCTCAACGGACGAAGTCCGATACCCCGATAAGCATGCCGTTCTAGGACGTAGTTGGGATGCCCAATATTCTGATTGGCTGGACCATAACGCCAATTGAAGGGAAGGCCAATTTCGTCGAACCCGATGTCAACTCGTGCTAGCGCTTGATTGAGCAAGACAAAAGGCGCACCCGGCGGGATTTCATTTTCGAACGCCACCTCTGTTCCCGCTTGTCCTCGTAACAAGCCGAATAGCTCATAAGTCTTGGGGCCAATAAGTTCTGCAAACTGAAACTGAAAAACCCCCCAGTCACCTGAAGAATTTCGAACAGCCGCTGCGTTTGCGCCGGCAAAAAGGCGTAGTTGGTCAACCGACGAAAGCTCTCCATGATAGAGCTGCACGCGAATACGCGTTCGCTTGTCCCTGCGTCCAACAGGCCCCGGCAACAGCGGCTCAAGGAGCTCACCTGCAATGGCCGGTGCTTGCACAATAGCCTGCAATACGTATCCCGCGTCCGACGGTGATCGAAAAAGTGCTATAGCGCCCGGCCAAGGCCACTGGGTAGCAGCGAAATAACCGGCATGGGCTGGCTCATCCCCTCGCAGGAGAGGCAAATCGAGGAAAAATCCAGTGGGCTGCCCTGAAGGATCTCGCCTGTTCTTCTGCGCCTCACGTCTTGCACCTTCTCCCAGCCTGTAAATCGCAGGATCGACGCTAAGCGCCTCAATCTCGCGAGGCCCACGATCTCCAATCTCTCTAATTCTGAACAAGCTCCTGCGGCCGTTGTGGAGTAGTGCCACGACATCCGAAGGTTCGATCGCGAGCTTGCTGGGAGGCAGGATGAATGAGGCTCTTTCACGCGCAGCCCATGTCTCAAACAACCACGCGTCGGCAATTGCTGCCGCCTGCTCATCGTCTAGCACCAACGCCAGGTCCGCCAAGGCAACCCGGGCGCTTGCCCCAGCAAGCCGACGCGCCTCTGCTACAGCCTGACGGTAGTCATTTGCGGCCGAGATGTATGATATCTTGGCGGATGCAGGAAGTTCAGTTTCCTGGCCACGCGTCAGCCGCAATAAGCTGGCATAAGGTGTCTCTTCGACCAAATCCTCAGGTGTTAACTCAACTACCTCTGTCGAAGCACCCCGGTGTCGAAAAACGATCTTGCCGTTGCTTTCCAGTGCATCGAAAAAGAAGGCGAGCTCGAGAGGCTGTAGCGCCTCCCTTGGCGACATCACGCGGTCGATCACATAGCCCGGAAGAATGCCGGAGAGACCGGAGGAATCGAATTCCGAGAAACCGGAATCCTCCAGTATCTTGTTAACGAGATCTCCAATTGGCGCACTTGCAACGCGACCATTGATCCAATGCCCTCGATGCCAATTGACACCGTCTCCCCATGTTTCCGTATCGTTCGGAAAAGCAGGAAAAGGCCGGGCATCCCAAGCGTAAACGTGTATCCGGGACGGGTCTACCATCGGTCCGCCGTAGATCGCCGAAACCGGGTTGAGGCCCGAAACCGCTCCTAAATGGTCGGGATTGTACGCCTCTATCAGCGCTTGTAGATAGCGACGCTGTATGAAGTCGTCCCGCTTACCACTCGAAAAATAAGGCAGGGACGTTTCAGAACTCTTTGGATCAACAAACACATTGGGTTGGTTGGCACCCTTATCAACAGCAGGGCAGCCAATTTCCATAAACCATACAGGCTTTGACTGCGGTATCCAGATAGTTGGCTCGCTTTGTTCAATCCCACCCGGCCGATCGTAGTGATAATTCAACCACCAGGACTTGAGATCTTTGTAGCGGAATACCCAAGGCTTGCCGTAGGCGTCAGTAATAGGTGTACGAACCTGCCGTACACGATCTTCAGGTTTGGCGTAATACCAATCAAATCCTTCCCCACCGGCAATATTCGATTTTAAGTAATCAAGATTATAGATTGATGGTGCGCCTGCCAAGGCATCGGCATGATCGTTACCGTCGCGCCAATCGCTTAGTGGCCAATAGACATCAATTCCGATCGCATCAATCGCGGGCGACGCCCATAATGGATCCAGGTTGAAGAAAACGTCCCCTGAGTCGTCCTCCGGCCGATGTCCGAAATACTCTGACCAATCTGCCGCATATGTTACCTTGGTAGTTGGACCGAGAATGCGTTTAACATCTTCCGCCAATTTCACCAAGGCAGAAACGAAAGGATAGGTGATCTGATCGCTGCGGATCTGCGTGAGTCCACGCATTTCCGATCCGATAACGAAGGCATCCACGCCCCCAGCCGCCTTTGCCAGATAGGCATAGTGCAGAATGAAGCGCCGGTACGACCATTCAGGCGGGCCGTGATATGTGACTGTCTCCCCCGATATTTGAAAATCGTTTACCGCCGCATTTCCCACAAAATGCGCGATCTCTTCTGCCGCCGCTGCTGTCTTATCGGGACTGCCCGGCTGACCTGGCGCTACGCTCAGAGTGATGCGCCCTCGCCACGGATATGGGGCCTGACCCAGTGATCCGCTTCGATATGGATCAGGTTTATTGTTGCCATGCGGCACATCCATAAGAATGAAAGGGGTGAGAACGACTGAAAAACCGCGATTCTTCAAATCTTGAATTGCAGAAATCACTGTTTGGTCAGACGGCGTGCCACCATAAGCGGGGCGCCCATGATGAAGACTTACGACATGCGCATTGGCGCGGGACACGCCCGCGACGCTCCAAGTAAGCGAGCTCGTCTTCTTGTTAGCGATTTCGACCCCAGGCCGGATCTGGCAGTGTCCAGCACGGAGATCTGTTCCAAACCAGCTCGTAACGAGAGATACGGATTTGACGTTAGGTAGAAAGGTTTGCAGTTGATCTAGTGAAACGGTCCAGTCCGTGCCGCCTTGGCGCGTATGGACGTTCTCAGCGACCTGAAGCCCCCAAGCCTCTCGCCGTGTCACCTCCTTTGACGAATAGACAAACTCCCCTGAACCCGGGATTAAAACGATGCCTTGTACATTGTGGTGGAAATCATCTACGGCTCGAAATACTTCGAACGAAAGTTGTGGGAGACGGTTGCCGTAAGGAGCTAATGGCATCCGTTCGAAGACAATATAGGCAAGGCCACGATAAGCAGGTGTATTTTCTGGCCCCTCGTGAGCACTAATCAAGCTGTCAGGTTGTTGATCCTCGGAACCTGTGTAGAGCCGCCACGTGATTGAGCCAAGGTCCAGTTCTTGGCCATCGGCCCACACTCGTCCAATACCGGATATCTCACCTTCGGCAAGGGCAACAGCAAAATTCGCGTAGTAGCGATATTCAATTTGCTTCGTCGACGCGCTGGATCCACCACCACCCTTTCCCCCGCCTCCTACTTCCGTCGTAACAACTTCTTCTTCAAAATCTGTGGCCCAGATAACCTGACCACCGATACGGGCTCGTCCATAAACCCGCGGGATAGGAGCTCCCTCCGTCGAGGCCGTTAACCGCAGATCAGACAGCCGTGGTCCAGTGAATGTACGAGTTTGGCCGGAGCCACCGAGCAAAGCCTGGTCAACGAATGAACCTGCAATAGCTCCGATCTGAGATCCTAGAGCTGCTCCGCTAATGGTCGCGCCGAAGACCGTAAGACCTGAGGGCAAAAGCGCGTTCCCAACGGCGGCGCCGGTAGCAGCCAGTGCTAGCGTTGCCATTAGTCAATGACCCCAGGAAAAGAAAAAACACCTGCAATGCGTCTTCGCCACCACGGCAGCAGCGAAACCTCGGCAACCGCAACGCCTTCCATTGCGTGGATCATGCTTTTTTTAGACGCCAAAACTGCGACGTGCTTCGCCGGCAAATCGCTTTGGAAGCGAAAGATCAGCACATCGCCCGGGCGCATATCTTCGCTTGCTACAGCAACCAAGTATTGCCGAGCGACCTCCAGAAGCGTCTCTCGATTTGAAGCTTCAGCCCAATCCCGACTATAGAATGGGATGGAAGCTGGCTCCGCGCCATAGAGCGCCCGCCAAATACCGCGAACAAGACCAAGACAGTCTGTGCCAACACCTTGAGCGCTGGCCTGATGATGATAAGGTGTCCCGATCCAAGATCGGGCAATGCGAACGATATCTTGGCGGCTAATTGCCGTGCCCCTCATCAACCTGCTCGACGAACGTACGATGCCACGAAATCATTTCCCGGCATATGGGGGAACCCTCGAAAATTCAAAACGTTCGAGAACTTGTCTCGGCAGGTCACGATTTGCTTGTCGCAACCCGCGACAAGTTCAACGATGTCCCCTATCGCCACTGGATATGCTGGCTCCTGCCACAACTCGATTATCGCGTCTCCCTGAACTCGTCGATGTGAGCGAATTTCAATACGAAGTCCTTTGTTCTCACCACTTTGAAATGCTAATAGTCCTTTTGTGAACCATTGCTCGTCAAAAGCACCGACTCCACTAATTTTGAAATTTCGCGCCGCCAGTATTTCTTGAACGATCCCGGTTCCCCGATACCGATCCAAACTTAGATTAACCCGGCAACGCTTATCGCCGAGACTGGCATCGCAGGCAAACTGAAATACTCGACCATGGGGCTGTTGTAGATAATGCGATAGCCCCCGCACCTCAGCTCGAAAATGCGCTCCCGCGCGTGTGACCTCTCCTAGACTACCGACACGCATCAACACCCGCTGCTCCGGATCCATCCAGTTGACCCGAAAGAGCTCTACGCGCGCGTCGTCGTAAAGGCCAGCGGCAAGATCCTGTTCCGATAAGCGATCCGAGCTGAGCGCGCTAGCAACCTCCAAGTTATCGACGCTCAAGCCCAGACTCTGCTGCATGTCAGTTGCCGTAAAGCCAGCTGCCGCTTCGAATGTCGTTCCATCGAAAGTTAAGTCGCGGTCATGATCCGTGAACCCGATGCGAACCCCGTCCCGGCGAGTCAGCCTCCAGCACCAACAAAGTGTAGTTGCTCCGCTGTTGAGATGTGCCTGCAAATCCGATGGCAAGGTTTTCATATGCGAATCTCGACGATTGGAATTGCGGGAATTGCGCCGTGTCGAAAACCCTGCAAGCTAACCTCAAGCTTGTCTGTATCGAACCGGACCGGTACGTCGAATTCAAAGCCCGCTGTTATACGGGCGCCTTGAGGCGGTATATTCTCTGGCCGAAACGTTATCACTCCAGTTGTGTGATCTACCACAAATGCTGCGCCTTCTTCCTGTAGCAACCCGTCAACGGCGACAAGAACGCTGCCTTCTACCGGCTTCTTAATTAATCGTTTCCAAGGCGCATAAGTGCCACCATACGTCTTAGAAAGTTGAAAAGATGCCATAGTCCCATCGCCAACTCCTATTACTTGATCCAAAGCACTCGGCGTTTGCTCCGGGGGGCAGGATTTCCAATCTGTATAATCTCTCCAACGAAACCCATATAACCGCCCCCGCCGTTCTTCAAAAAAAGCAATAACCTTGTATAGATCGTCGAGGCCTCTTATTCCGTAGCCTGCATTGTAACTTCGCCTTGAGTCAGCCCAACGCCCATTCCGTTCTTCGTGTCCGGATCCAAGAACTACAACGTCGGTTCTTCGCTCAGGGCCTCCAACCGCACCTCTCGAAATATCAGTAGGAAATCGCACTTCATGGAAAGCCATATCGACAACACCAACCCTAAGAGCGTCAAAGATTTCTCTGACCTACTGCCACCGCGCGGGCGAGCATCGCCGCGAGCTGTGTTTCCGAACGGCGAAAGCTTTCCGCATCGGGCGTGGATACGTTGATTGTTACCGAGATCTCGCCGCGGCCGTGTGAGACAACGCCGAGCTTTCCGTCGGGTCCGCGAGCAAGAGGCATGATTGCTTCAGGCCCTCTTTCTCCGGCAATTCCAATACGGCCCCCACTTAGCGGGAAACTTATCGGTGAAGCGATCACCCCGCCCGACGCAAACGGTACCGGCAAAGCATTCGCCCCTACGCCGCCGTTCGCGAACCTTATGGCTCCTGATAGGGCACCGCTAATAAGCGAGCTAACTCCTTGTTCCAGAGGACGGAATGCTGCCTGAAAAGCCATCCTCGATAAGCTTAGTGTCAACGAACGCAAGACATCTCCCAGATCCCGTCCGCGTAGGGCAATGCCTTGGAAAGCATTCATCAGCGCATTACCAAACTGTCGACCCATACGATTCGCATTCGCTAGCTCTTGCTGAAGTCTTGACGTGTCGGCATCAATCGTAACGGTCCAGGTTTCGCCAGTTTCATTCATCTGTCGGGGGTCCGTCCGGATAGGCTTGCATAAGCTGAATGAGCTCGGCGCGCGTTGGCGGGTCGGCGTGACGAAGCTCACCCGTGACTGCTTTCAAAGCGGCACGGAATTCCAAGATGGTCATGGACCAGAACACGCGGGGGTCAAGCCGCAACAGGCCGAGCCCGGCTGTCATGATGTCATCCCAGGGAAAGGGGCGGGGTTGCGCGCCTCCTCCCGCGCCGCATCGTCCTGTTTTTCGGGCGAACCGAAAGTTGCAGAGAGAAGGCGTGCAACAATATCTATGAACTCGAGAACCCCACTCTCGCTACGCATTTTTCTTACGTCATCGTCGCTAACATCATATCCGGCACCTCTCAAGCCCGCTCCAATGATTCGAACTGCGTCGTTTGCGCTGAGCCTGCCCTTCTCAAACCGCTCGGCTAACGCCAGCATGTCTTCACAGCCAAAAGCATCCTCTAACTCGGCAAGGGCTCCGAGCGTCAGACACAATTTCCAAGTCTTGCCATTCAAACACGCTTCAATCTCTCCTCGATGTCGATTGGCCACCTCGTGTCTCCTTTAGAGTGTGGAGAAACTCAATTCACCCGCTGACTCTAAGACGAGATCGAAAGAAACCTCTCCGTCATGTCGACCTGTCAGCTCGAAGGAAGTAATTTGAAATGGTCCCTGAACCGTTCCAAAATCAGGAATAACAACTTGCCACTGGCGAGCGTGACCATTGAAGAACGCTTCACGGACCGCTGCATCCGACGGAGCATCCTTGAAAATGCCCGATCCTGTAATGCGGGCACTCTTCACTCCAGCACCAGCCAGCAGTTCGCGCCATTGTCCGGCTGATTCTTGGTGTGTGACGTCTACCGTCTCGGCATTGAAAGAAATGCTTCGCGACCTCAGTCCCGCGACAGTTTCAAAGCTCCCAAGATTATCAACATCCATTTTGAGCAATAGGTCTTTGCCTTTCTGGGCACCCATGTCTGCGATCTCCGCAAGAGTTTGTTAAGACAGTGGCTCGGTCACCGCACGAAAACGAACAACACCATGGAAGTGCTCACTGTCGGACTCGCGCCGGGTTTCAGAATAGTCGTGCCTGAAGTTGACCAGCCTATGCCCGCGCATAGCGAAATTTCGATCATGCAAAGCAGAACGCAAAGCGCTCGCAATATCGTAGATTTCGATTCGACCTGCAGCGCGAGACCAAATATGAAACGTTATGGAATGTTCTTCTCCATCCCCGTCCCCGGTACTCCAGTCGCGAACTGAAATGTCCCCAAACGCTACGTAAGGATATTGAACCTTGCGCGGCACGAAGTCGTAGATCCGGGGCCCGCCGAGCACATTTAGGACTACGCTGTCATTAGTTAGAATATCATAGATTGCTGACTGCAGTTCGCGACTGGCTGAAATCATTATGCTGCCCCTCGTGCTCCGGTCGCTCCATGACGGTCTTCCGTGCTTCTCGTTGGCGGACACGCGCGGCGATTTTTCTTGTCAACGCCTGCACGGCCTGCCTAATCCCTTGAACGCGACAAGTGATTCTCAACGCTCTCGCTCCTTACAGATGCAACTTAGGAAGCGACGGTCACCTATTTTGTCCCAAACGGCGTGAATATAAAAAATTCGCGGTCCGCAAATAAATCTCATCTCCGGCCGAACATCCTCACGAAATCGAATCCTTATTTCGTACATCCAAACTCCGTAGGACGCGTCTGCCCGAAAAACCTCCTTCGCAGAAATCGGCCGAATTTCACTCCAAAGGGTTGCTATGGGCTGCCAAATGACATCAGCAGCTCCTCCCTGCACTGCGCTTCGGATTGGCTTCTCAAGGCGCAACCTTTGGCGCAGCGAACCAATACGCTGCCGTCTCAAAGTCGCACCTTCCGATATGGCATCAGCAACGCTGATACCGTGTCAGGAATTTGGCTCGCGCTCTGGCCGACGCTGACGGGCTCACGGTTCTCGTACCAGTGTGCAACAAGCATAAGCAATGCCTGACGGATTGGAGCTGGTACAAGTTCGCTAGCTTCGCCAAACCCGGCAATGAATTCTATCTCAATGCCTCCCCTGGGAACGCTAGGCTGCGGCCATATTCCGCTCTGCGAAACAAGCTGCGCTACCTGGTTGACGTATTCCAATATGTAGTCGTCACACGACAGGAGAGTTTCTCTGTCATCATCAATTTTGACCCGAACACTTCCAATCGATTGGACAGGCCGTAATGGTAGCTCAACGATATGCGATTTCGGCCATCGATCGAACTGCCACAACCAGCGCTGGGAAACAAGTGCCAGATTCAAAGCAGTTTCTATATGAAGACGCGAAGCAGTTATGAGGCTAGCAAGGACTGCGTCCTCATGACCATGATCAATACGTAGATACGCTTTCGCCTCCTC